GAGATGAAGGGCGTTGTGTTGTGCGCCACTGCGATAGCGTTACCTGCTGGGCTGAATGCTACGCCCGTGCCAACGCCAGTCGGCAACGTAGCCGGATCAGCAAACTTTGTACCAAAACCGGAGCCGCTCCAAGGGTATGCCGTGACAAAAGGTGTCACGTTGTGCGCTACGGCGATGGCATCTCCTGCTGGACTGAACGCTACTGAAAAACTCTGCCCTGAGGGCAGCGTACCGGGGTCTGTAAACTTTGTCCCAAAGCCTGAGCCGCTCCAAGAATAAACTGTAACTCGCGGCGATGTTGATCCTTGGGCTACTGCAAGCGCGTTCCCCGATGGGCTAAAAGCAACGCCTTCACCATCGTTCGTAGGTAACGTAGCCGGATTAGTAAACTTTGTGCCGAACCCGGAACCGGACCACGGATACGCAGAAATAAAAGGCGACGTTTGATGGCCAACAGCAATTGCATTTCCAGCGGGGGAGAATGCCACCGACAGCCCGGTACTAACCGGCAGTGTGGCTGGATTGGCAAACTTCGTGCCGAAGCCACTGCCACTCCAAGGGTAGGCGGTGATAAACGGAGAGGTAACGTGTGCCACCGCAACAGCATTGCCAGAAGAAGTAAAAGCTACGTCTTGGCCGTTTCCCGTCGGCAGCGTAGCTGGATTGGCAAACTTCGCCCCAAAGCCGGTGCTACTGCTCCACGGGTAAGCCGAGATAAACGGTGAGGAGTTGTGCGCCACTGCGATGAACTGCTGCACATTCCCCGCAATCGGCCACAGCCCCTGCTTCGTCCAGAAGGCCGCCTCGGCAAGCGTCCACATGCCGGGAGCCGCGCCGTTCTGGAACGGGCCAGCGGGCGTGACGGGCGTTTTTCTGATGAGGTTCCCCGGCCATCTACTCACGCAGCTAATCCTTTAACAGCATTCCGCAGTTGACTTCTGCTAAGATGCGCCTGCCGTATCTTCTCGCGGTGCTCTGGCGTCAAAGCCCTACCTTTGTTGGCTCGGCTCATAGCAGCCTTATGGCTTTCTGACAATTTCTTGCCGGTAAGTGACGCACTGATCTTGGCTCTCTGCTCTGGGGGAATTGGTCGCCCCGTGAAGATAGCGCGGAGCTTTTCTCCCATAGACGGATCGCGCTTCTGCCCCCGGTGACCGGCAGCAATCTTTGCGCAATGCTCAGGGGAAAACTTCTTGCCGTACCAGTAGTTTCGTTCGCCGGTCATGGCGGCAACAGGACCTTCTCCGCCGCCGCACAGGTTATACCCAGCAGGCGTCAATGTCCCATACTCGTCAATGAGTTGCTTCTCTTTCTTAAGGCACTCACAACGCTCCCCTGTGAAGAGGATGGAAAGTTCAAAAGCCCCGATGCCGTGTTCGTTAATCGCGTTACGGATGTACGACTTTGACGGACCATTTGGCTTTTTGTGATCCTTTATCCGACGGCGCAAGCTCCACGATACCCCAACGTATTTCATGTCGGTCTGGGTGTTGCGCAGCATGTAAACACAGCACTGCCCGTTGGCCGGATATTCAGAAAGAATGAGGCCGCCGGGCCAACGGTTACTCATGAGCGGTTCCTTACGGCTCGATTATAGCAGTAGACGTGTCCCGATCCAAGCGCAGTGTGCCTTCGCAGACCATGCTCCAGTCTGGTCCAGTCTTCTCCCCACGGCACGGCACGTTGATCTGGACGTGCTTCGTCAGATACTCCTTGCCGTCCTCAAACACGCGCCACGCATGATCGACCGTGCCGCGCCCCGGCTGGCCGCGCGTCTGATTGTAGCGGACGTGGAAGACCGACATCAGATCACCTCCGCCGCTTGGGCCGCCGCGTACTCGACGTTGATGTTGAAGTGCACGAACTTGATCGGCTTGTCGGAGCCGTGGCGCGTGAAGCCGTGCGGCAGCCACGCATTGGCGAAGATCATCGTACCGGGCTGCGCCTCGAAGCCGATGGTGTTGCTGGCCGGCGTGATCTCAGCCATGTTGGCTTCGGGCAGGTTGGCCTGCACCTTGCCGGCGCGCGGGTCGTAGAACAGCGCCTTGGAGCAGTTTTCCGGCGTCTCAAGGAAGTAGAAGCCGACAAGCTGCGCGCCATTGCCGTGGACGTGCTGCTCCATCGCGCTGTGTTTGTGATGCTCCTGCGCCCACATCTCCGTGAAGAAGGTGTTGGCGTTTTGCATGTCGCTGCCCTGATTGCGCAGGATTTCCCACGCGCTCTTGCCGATGAACTCACAGAAGCCGCGCAGGCGCGGGTCTTGCGAGAAGTCGCCCGACATCTTGGCCGGATATATCTCGTTCAGGTCGTCAGACTGCTGCGCCAGATACTCGTCGGACACCGCGTTCACGGCGTCGAGGAACTCCGGCTTCAGGGCGGTGACGACGACAGACGGGAAGCAGTAGATCGGCTGGAGGTCGCCGCTCACGACTTGTCCTCCAAGAACAGCGGCTGCATGTTCTTCAGCACCTTGGTGCGGTCGCCTTGGCTGTTGATCACCTTCATGGTGATGGCCTCGATGTGCGGCACGATCTGCGTCTCGAAGTCGGGGTGGCAGCGCATGGTGTTGAGGTGGTCGTGCGGGATGGTGCCGGCGGTGAGCAGGAAGTTCTCCGCGCGCGTCTTCAACTCGCCCAGCCACTCTTCGCGCTGCATCGCCTCGTTGGCCTCCAAGAACGGCAGGTGCCGGTATTTGCGGAGCGGCTCCAGCTCGTCCATCAGGCTGCAGATGTAGGCGTACTCATTGAGCGCGGCTTGGTGGTTCAGCGCCCAGCCCTCGTTGACGGAGTTGCACTCCAGCAGGTCGGCCTCGGCGTTGAGGCGCTGCACTTCTGTGGAGGTGTCGTCGGCCAGCACGGCCTCTGCCGCCATGACCTTGGCCTTGCGGCGCAGGCCTTGCGCCTTCGAGTGCTCGATCTTGACGCCGATGTCGATCTTCTGGTCGTGCAGCAGCGCCCACGCGCCGTCTACGGTGTGGCAGCTTCCTGCCATGAAGTGCTTCAGTTGAAAATCGCAGTTATTGCGATGCGGCTTGCTGTTCATCGTGTGCTCCTTACGATGAGGTGGAAGTTAGATGTTGACGCCAGATGTGCCGTTGGAGGCAGCAGAGCCTTCAAAAGAGGCAGCCGTAGCAGCCCCGCCTGCGCTAACCACGTCTCCTGAGTATGTGTATTTGTTGCGGGTGGTCACGGCAACTGTGGTACGGCCCAAAGCAAAAATGCCGACTGCGCTAGCGCCGGCGGCGGAACCACTGCGAGACGCCGCTGTGGCGGCAGTCCCTGCACTAACAACATCACCTGAGTAAGTGTACTTGTCGCGGGTGGTGGACACGGAGCCAGCCACGTTCCCTAGTGCAAAGATACCGACTGTGCCGTTACCAGCGGCAGAACCAGAACACGAAGCCGCTGTAGCGGCTCCGCCTGCCGCGACTACGCAGCCTGAGTAGGTATATTTGTTACGTGTGGTGACAGCCGGAAAAGCTTGACCCAAGGCAAAGATACCAGTCGTGCTATTGCCCGCCGCGGAGCTTAGGTACGAGGCCACTGTAGCCGCCCCACCTGCGCTGACTACGTCACCGGAGTAGGTGTACTTGTTGCGGGTGGTGGAGGCACAGGGCGCAGCCCCCAACGCAAATATGCCCACCGTGCTGTTACCGGCGGCGGAGCCTTCAGTCGAAGCTGTTGTAGCAGCGCCGCCTGCGCTAACAACACAGCCTGCATAGGTGTATTTGTTGCGGGTGGTTACGGCAACTGTAGTACGGCCCAACGCGAAGATACCAACCACGCTGTTTCCAGTGGCGGAGCCGCGATACGAGGCCACTGTAGCAGCGCCGCCTGCGCTGACTACGCAACCCGAATAGGTGTACTTGTCGCGGGTGGTGGATCGGCTGCCGCCAGCACACCCCAGCGCAAAGATCGCAAACGTCCCGTCAGTCAGCGGCCACAGGCCCTGACCGACCGCCTGAAACTGCTGGGAGAGTGTCCAGATGCCGCTGTACGAAGGCATGGATTACACTCCCTGCTCTGATGAAAGGTGTGTCATGTCGTGATGCCTATGATGCCGTTGGATGCGGCAGAGCCGTACCACGACGCCGCCGAAGCAGCGCCGCCTACTGCTACAACGCAACCTGAATAGGTGTATTTGTTGCGAATAGCGGAAACGACGCCCGTATAACCTAACGCAAAAATTCCGACTGTGCTATTACCCGCAGCCGCAAAGGCAGAGCCTGACGCCGCCGTGGCGGCACCACCTGCGCTGACTACGCAACCTGAATAGGTGTATTTATCGCGGGTAGTAATAGCGGCGAAACTAGCGTTATTTCCAAGCTGAAAGATGCCTATCGTACTGTTGCCTGCGGCTGCACCCCCATATGAGGCAATCGTAGCGGCTCCACCTGCGCTGACAACGTCACCTGAGTAGGTATATTTATTACGAGTGGTGATTACAGCACTACCAGTATACCCCAAAGCAAAAATGCCCACCGTGCTGTTGCCGGTGGCTGTTCCGCATTGATTATTCACCGTAGCCGCAGTAGCTGCGCCTACAACACAACCAGAGTAGGTGTACTTATTGCGAGTTGTGGAGGCGCTAGGCGTAACCCCCAAATTGAAGATGCCTACGGTGCTATTACCAGCAGCGGAGCCTCTGGCTGACGCAACCGTAGCGGCCCCACCTGCGGAGACTGCGCAACCAGAGTAGGTGTATTTGTCGCGGGTGGTAGAGGGTGAGACAGGTTTAACTCCAAGCGCAAAAATACCAGCAGTGCTATTACCCGCAGCCGAACCGGCGTTTGAAGCCGCTGTAGCAGCCCCGCCCGCGCTGACAGCGCAACTTGAGTAAGTGTATTTATCGCGGGTGGTAGATGAAGCGCCGGTACAACCCAACGCAAATACACCAAACGTACCGTCCGCCGATGGCGTAACGCTATTGCTAAACGCGCTAATCGGCGACGGCCCGTAGCTGTTCAACGCAAACACGCCGAACGTGTAAGACGTGCCGTTGCTCAGACCAGAGAACGTCAAAGGTGAAGCGGACGCAGTCGCGGCAACATCGCCCGGAGTAGAACGCCCGGTGTAGCCCGTGATGGCCGAGCCGCCTACGTTAGCAGGAGCCGTGAACGCCACCGTTGCCGTTGTATTGCCTTCGCCAGCCGTGCCAATGGTCGGCGCGTTCGGAGCCTGAAGCGGGTTGAACCCCGCGCCGAGGATGCCGCCCTGATACCGTCGCGACATGAGCCTTACCCCGCGTATTCTTGATACGTCACAGTCATCGTGATGGTGTTGCCCGTGCCCGCAGTCGCGCCCAGAGACGTGTTCGCGGCCAGCACGACCGGCGTGGTCGCGTCAGCCACAATCAGCGAGGCGTCAGCCGGCACGGAGATCGTCGAGGCGATGGCAAAGGCAGTGCCGCCCAGTGCCGCCGCGCTGTAGCGCGAGACGCTGATGTCGGCGGCGTTGGTGCCGTCCACGTTGGCCGCCACGATGGCGATGACCTTGAGCACCCGGCCGGACGACGCCGCGTTGGAGAGCAGCGAGGTCGCGCTCGTCGAGCTTAGGGCGACGTTGACGGTGAACTCACCGATCAGATTGTTGGGGGCTACGTAGGCCATGAGCTACCTCACGAAATCTCAAGGATGGACATCACGACATCCAGCGAGGTCGCGGCTGAAGACTTGACCTTGACGCTGTCGCCAGCAATCAGCACCACCTTCTCGTCGCCGCCGATGGGGATCAGCGCGTTGCCCACGCCGACGCCCGCGCCCTTGACCAGATAGGTGTCGTTCGTGCCGTCGTTGACCGTCACATCGACCGTGACCGGCGCGGTAGTGGTGTTGCAGACCGACAGGCCGATGACCGTCGTCTGCACGCCACTGCCAACCGTGTAGCTGCCCACAGAGGTCAGGGACGCGCCGATGTTGCGGCTCACTTTACGGGAGAATGTGTTCGGCATTGCTGGTTCCTATCACACTACGACATGATCTCATAGCTGACACTGAACGTCAGCTTGCTCGCCGTGCCCGACGTGATGGTGATCGACACGCCCTCTTCGAGGTACAGGCCGGTCGTCTTATCGACCACGATCAGCGAGGCATCCGCCGGCACAGAGACCGTCGAGGCAATCGGGAAGGCCGTGCCACCGGACGGCGCACTGCCCTGCGCCACTGCGCCGTTCGTGTAGATCGACACCGTGGCGTCCACGGCGTTCGTGCCGTCCACGTTGGCGACGACGATCTGGTTGATCTTCAGCACGTTGTTTGAGGCGGCGGCGTTCGGGAGCAGGACAACGGCCGTCGTGCCTGACGGCGTGAAGTACGTCGTCTTGCCCGTGATCGTCGTCAGGCTGGCGATATTTGGCGCGGCCATCGTGTAACTCCCTTACAGCCCGAAAATCATTGCCAGAGCGGTAGCGCGAGCTTGCGATACCCCCGAGGCGGCTGGTGCCTGTGAAACCCATGTGGTGCCGTTGCTCACCAATACATTACCCACGGTGCCCGGCGCAACTGTCTGCACAGCGCTG